GATCTACCACACCCAGTCCAAGCAGGTCTACAAGTTCACGTTCGACAACAACGACAAGGGAAAGTGGGAGTACGATGGCTCTGTTCCGACGCAAGACTGAGGACCTGAACAACAAGCCGTTCGACCCGAAGGCCGACCCCCAGACGAAGGCCGACGAGTTCGACAAGCAGTACGGTCAGAACCGTGGCAAGGCCAAGGGTGTCGAGGTCGAGGTCAAGGGCGCGCCCAAGCGGGGAGGGAAGCACCGCAAGTGAAGAACAACAACTGCACGAACCCACCGCACTTTCCCCCGCACTGCGGTTGCCCGGCAGGGTTCACCGACTCCCTGACAACCCCTATCCTGGAGCCGCCCCCGGCTCCCCGTCCGGAGGGTGATGACTGACCGTCCCAGCTGGGATGAGTTCTTCCTCGACCTGGCTAAGCTATGGTCTACGATGTCCACGTGCTCCCGCCGTCAGGTGGGGGCCGTGGTCGTCCAAGACAGAAAGGTGATCGGCAATGGGTTCAACGGAGTACCGCATAACAAGCTACACTGTAGTGACGGTGGTTGCCCCAGGGGGCAACTTTCTTACGCGGACGTACCCGCAGGAGCCGATTACAACCAGTTCCCTTGTTTCGCCATTCACGCCGAGCACAACGCGATCCTTCAAGCAGGCTTGGCAGAGTGTCGTGGAGGAACTATCTACATCACCGACAAGCCCTGTACTCAGTGCTCAAATCTCATCGAACACGCGGGCATCGAGAGGATAGTGGTAGCATGGCAGACCTAGCCAACATCGCACTGACCGAAGAGCAGTACCGCAAGCAGTGGGAGAGCAAGACGGGTCGGGCACCGTCCGACATCTACATCCCGATGGCGCTGCGGGGAGACGAATATGAGAAGGGTAACGATGAGGCGCCGGAAGGGTGTCCTCATCCTGAGAATCGAGGAGCATGATGGGCAAGAAGTACGAGGCGTACGAAAAGGCAGTGAAGGCGAACGACGCAGCAACCGTCCGAGAGGTGGACACCCGGGGCGGTAGCACCCAGCAGGCCCGACAGGAGGCGCTGGTGAACCGGGTCCAGACTCAGAAGATCCAGGACGAGGCGTGGGACCGCTTCATCGACGACCCGACTGGCTGATCTAGGGCACAAAAAAAGAGGGCCCCTCTTTCGAGGGGCCCATCTTCTTGCCTTGCTTACTTGCTGGAGGTGAGTCCAGCTCCGTTGCCACCGCTGACATAGCCAGCGAGGGCACCCTTAACGAGGGACAGTGCAGCCGCAGCCGCAGCAAGACCGGCGTCCCGAGCGGTGCTCAGGTCGGTCACGCTGAACGCGGACAGGAACGTGAAGGCTGCCGTTGCAGCGACACGCTCGGTCAGGTCGATCACATACTTCTTCACTTGTTGGTACCCCTTATCGGTTGCGCCACCTTGGACGGCAGGGCTGAGCCCTGCTTCCCCGAGTGCTGTGCGAACTTCTTCGCCACCTCGGGCTTCTTTGCGTACAGGTACTTGCGTTGAGATTCACTGACGAACGGCATAACGATCCCTCAGTCTCTGGATGCTGACGGCGGTCGCCTCGTCGATGCGCCCCGTAGCGGGGATGGACATAGCGTACTGCAACCCTTTGATGTGGTTGACTGTGGTGGCGTCAAGCTCGCCGGTCTCAGGGCAGGACAGCGTGCGCTGGATGTCCTTGATGGTCTCGGAATCGTACACGTTGAACGGCGAGTTAGGCTGCTGCTTATACCAGGCCGGGACGGCGTCCGGGATGTCGTGGCTGAGGTGATCCATCACGCTCCCACCCTATCAGCTATCCGATCAACGGTCCTCTGGACTTGCTCTACTTCGGCGCGCTGGGTGACTAGTCCTTCTAGAACGGCTACCCGTTGCGTGAGATCAAGGATCTCAAGATCCCGATGCTCCTTGTCTTCCTTCAGTAGGTTGACTTGCGTCTGGAGCATGTCGACGGTGTCGGATGCTACGTCGGACGCGATGCCTCGCGCCGACCATCTCCCGCCGATGAATCCCCCGAGGCCGGTGCCCACAGCACTGGCCGTTACTAGGATAGAGTTCAAGTCCATCCGTCCCACCCCTTATGTGGATTCGGCCACCGTTCTCAGCACCACTGTGAGATAGCCTCCCAGTGCTGTACCCCCTGGTCCGGGTGGCGCCAACTGTGTAAACTTCCAGTCGTCGATGACGACGAGGGTCGACAGACCCTCCATCAGCTCTTGGAACACGACTACATCCCCCGCTCGTGCGAGGCTCTTGAAAGCCTCGAACCTGTCACGGGCGTACGAGTCGGTGCCCACTCGCTGGTTACCCTTGTCCTTCTCCTCGTCGAACAGAAGGAACGTCTGCTGGATCATCCTTTGACGGATGGATCCAGGTAGGGCCTTAACCTGCCATCCGTTGAGGATGGCTCCGACCGTGTGGTCGGAGACTCCGCGAGCGAAGTCAAACCGTAGCTTGATCCACTTCTGTGGACCGGCCGGTTGCCCGATGGTGAGGTCGCTAGTCTCTGGATTCAGGGACGGACCGTACACCACGCTCGGGTACGTCACCCCGTCCAGCGATATCACGCTGGGCTGGATGGTACCCTGGAGCGGGTCGGGCGTAGAGATCGACATGAACTTGTAGAGCTTCGGCTCCTCTGTGTTGAACCGGATCCTAGCGGTGCGAAGATACCCAGTCGGATACAGCACACTCGGATCCTGGATCCACAGAGAGTCGGCACTGAAAGCCATGGCGAGCCTGTTGCTCGCCCCGAACATCGTGCACGAGTTCATCTTACCAACCACGCCAGGAGCGTAGATGTCGCGGGCGTAGGCGTACCGTACAGCGTTCGTAGACTGCTCCTGGTACGGAGTACCCAGGTCCACCCTGAAGACGCCTGAGGCGCCATCGTGTGCCGTCGTAGAGCCCACGTACATAAACCGGTCGTCACCCGCCAGCGACTGGCATCCGCCAGTCGGCTGGAACAGCAGCGGACCGTAGCTGATGTTGCCCGTGGACTGAAGGTCACCAACCCGGAAGCCTTTGTTGGTGGCGATACCGATGAACGTTTCGACGTAGGCGAGGATCGAGTTGATCTGCTCGCCTCTCGGCATGGTCACGTTGACCGTAGGAACGATCGTCTCCGTAGCTCCAGAGAACGTGGGGATCAGGTTCCAGATCTGCGACTGGGTGCGGTTGCCACCGGCTACGTAGATAGCCGCAGGCCCCTCGGTTGCCGAGGTCCACGTCCAGGTGGTGTCAACCATGGTGATCGTAGCGGTGGGCAACGCCGGGCCAGCACCAGACAGCAGGTACACGCCGTTGTTCCACGCGGCGAGCAGCCGGTTCTTGACGAACTCGATCACGCCCGTAGTGAGCGTACCGGCAGGTGCGTTCCAGATCTTCGTCCCCGCTCCGGTGTCCACCCCAGACCATACGCCGTCGGTGGCCAGGACGTACCACGTGGTACCACTGTTGGTCAGGCTGAGAGCCGTGCCACCAGAGCCTGTGGTGATCGTGGTGATAGCTGAGTCGGTCACCTTCTTGAGGGTGTTACCATCCAGAAGGAACAGAGCGTCGACCCCCGAAGGGTCGACGTACCCACGGATGCGGGGAACAGAACTGCCTACGGTCGTCTTGTTGTTCGGCTGCCGCAACAGCGAAGCCTGACCGGACGTCCACGTGTCAATCCCGAGCGAGTCCTCGAACCGCAGGTCGAACGACCTGACGTACGGGTTGATCACATCCGGATCCTGGTAGACCAATCCGGCTCCAGACGTCCAGGAGTTTTGAGACCGGAGCCACCAGCCGTAGATAGACTGCTCGCCAGGCTCGGCGGAGCTGTCGAACTGCTGCTTACGGATCTCGGCCATGCCCTCGGTGTACGGCCACTGGTCCCGGGTTGCGCTCAGGAACGGGATGCCACCGAGGGCGTAGTCAAACTGGTAGTCCTGAAGGTTGTATCCGCCGCTGTTGGGCGTGCCCGGCAGGAAGTTACTGAGCTGCCAAGGTATCTGCTTGGTGATGTCCGGCGACGGATCAGCCATCACGCCTCCCTGTATGTACCGTTGATCGTGATGATAGTAGCCGGGCTCGGGCCTGTGATCAGGCCGCCCGTGAAGGTGTTGTCTCGGTAGTTCTTGAGCGGCTGCGTAGAGACGCCGGAGTCACCAGCGAACGTGCAGTGGTGGCCCATGTAGTTGGTGTCGTTGAGCGGTCCCAGCGGGCCCGCGTCTGTGAACCAGACAGTACCGAGCTGCTGCCGCATGGTGTTACCGCTCCTGAACGGGGCCGTCGGCAGGTCTACGCTTACCGCTCCGGTCAGGCTGGAGCTCGTGGAGAACACCGTATAGATCTCGTAGAACACCATCTTGCCGACCTTGTAGTACCAGCCGGTGTTGGTGTTCATGTTGGCGTCATGCCCGTGCCAGGCGGGGATGAACGATGTGAAGACCGGCGCTGTAAGCGCCAGGTCGCTACCAGTCACGAGGCCGGTAGAGGTCACCGTGGCGGCCGACAGGCCGGACGTAGCAGCCAGACTGCCTGTCACCTGAAGCTGGCCGGGACCGATGCGGCCGAACGCTGTGTCAGGCCCGGCGGTGCCAGGCCCCCAACCTTCGGATCCTATCGCGTTCCTGAACCAGCGGGCGTTGGCGTCACCGGCCACACGAACCTCGTAGATCGAGTCGGTCGTGTTGGCTCGCTGCCCCTTCACGAGGTTCTGTTGAAGGAGCTGGCCGGTGTTGGTGAGGTCGCCGGTGTTGCTCCACGCCCCGGAGAACGTATCGCCGGTCACGTTCGTCCCGCCGGTCAGGACTCCGTTGCTGAGGGTGGAACCGCTGAACGTGCCGTTAGTCACGGTGGCACCGGTAGCCGTGACACTACCGGTGACCGTGGCGTTGTTGATCGTCGGTGCGTTCAGCGTCTTGTTGCTGAGCGTCTGGGTGGACAGCGTGTCCACGAACGCTCCGGTGATGCCGTGCACCCCAGTGCTGGACGACTCGTGCGTCCTGCTGTCGGTGAAGTCCCGAGCAGAACTGACGTGCCTGACTACAGCGCCAGCGTTGTGGGTGCTGGCCGACGTGCTGTCCACCGCCCGGGTGACGTTGAACACGGACGGGCCTCCGCCCGTCACGTCAACAAGTTCCTCGTTGGCGGAACCGTAGTCGAGGCACAGCGTGTACGGGAAACTGTTCGGGAATCCGGACGAGCTAGCCACCTGGATGGTGGCGTCGCTCGGTCCAGCGGTCGCCTGGAGGTTGGTGACCGCTGCGATCGAAGAATAGAACCTAGAGTTAGGCACAGGCCCTCCTTAGCTGTAGAGGCGTAAGCCGCTACGCGACTCAGCCGTTGAAGTTCTGGTAAGAGTCGAACAGGCGCTGAAGCCGTGTACGCTCTTCTGCGAGCCTCTGCTGATACAGGGCCATGTAGTACTTGGAGGCGTTGCTACCGGCCCCTGTAGGCACCAGCGGGGCCCTCTCAGTGGCCTCGATAGCCTGCTGCTGGAGTCGAGCAGACTCGTACGCGGGAAGCAGGCGCCAGCAGGCGCCGTACGTGATCATGTCTACGTACCTGTCCGGGTATCCGGTGGTCGTCTCGAAGTCGTCACCGTTAGCGGTGAGGGTGCCAGGCTTCTTGATGTACTCGACTCGGATGTTCCGACCTGGAACGATGAAGTCCCTCATGATCTGAAGAGACTTACCGGTAGGTGCAGGAGTAGGCTTGACTTGGCCAGCCGTCGTGCTGGCCGAGGGATTGAAGCGCCAAGAGCTGAGCGGGAACCACACGGCCGAAGGTCCGATGGTGTTGACCGT